TTTAAGAAGATCATACGGAGGATATGATTGAGAGTTTATTTTGTGTGCATTATTTAGACGGGCAAGGTCTCTGTTAAAGCCAATAAAAAAAGGATCATTAAATAGATCCATTGCAAATTGTGTTACCATTTTATTCCCCTTTCAAGCGAATAATTTAATTCCCCCCATTTGGGCAGGTATATATATTATAGCATAGAAAAACAGGCCAGTCAAATAGACTGACCTGCTAATCTAATTGATTACTTCTTTGCTGCTGCTTTTTTTGCAGGAGCGCTCTTTGCAGTCTTCTTGACTACCTTAGCAGTCTTAACTGCTAAATCTACCTCTTCAACAGATGGCAACTTACCGAATGCCTTGTCGTTAGGATTGAATGCTCTAATTGCAACGGGCACGATAGCGCCTAGCAATGAATAAGCAAGTGTCTTTGGATCAGTTACGCCTGAAGCGTAAAGCGCAATTGCAGCGCCAAGGACTGATCGTCCATAAGATGCAAGCATTGCTTTTAGTTGTGTTGTGTTCATATTATTCCTCCTAGGATATAACGTTTGTTAATTTGAATGCAGCATGATTTGAACCACATCCAAAACCTGTTATTATTGATAATATATTATCTTTCATTTTAATATTCAACAGTCTTAGCGGTTCCTTCTATATCGTTTATATTTCCACGATAAGATGAATCTTTAAAATTAAACCACAAGGTAGAAGAGTATCGGTTTCCAGTATTCTTAAGCACTTCGTGCAAATAGTTTTGATTGCTAGGGAACATAATAAAACTGTTAGCCTTTGGTTTAATTGTTAACTCATGCCAAGGAAAATTTATTTCCCCTCCCTGATAGTCGTCATTAATGTAATATATTACCGCAAAATCCCCTGCTGTATCTACATGCTTATTCATATAAAAATCTGTTTGAAATCTAACTAAATGAACTTCGCCTTTGTTAAAAACACGAAGTTTTACACCATAGTCTTCTTCACATTTCTTAAAAGCAATTCTAAATACTTTGTCTAATATGTCAGCAATTTCGGGCGCCATTCCTTTTTCAGAATTAAAAAATTCAACTCCCCAAGGCTGTTTATGCCATCCATTAACAGTAACCACATAATCAAGTATTTTTTTATGTTCTTCTGTAGATAATACATTTTCTACAGTTTGTATATTACTTACAGAATTTTCTGAGTTAACTTCTATCATTTTTTATCATACCATTCTGCATTTTTATTAAAAGTGGAACCAGTAAATTGAAACCACATTGACGAACTATATCGATTTCCTTCTACAATTTTTTTAACTTCATGCAAATAATTTTCATTTCCAGGAAAAAAGATTAAACTGTTTGGCTTTGGTTTAATGTTTACATTAAGTTCTGGAAAACACAGTTCTCCACCAATGTAATCATCGTTAATATAATATATTGAAGCAACATGATTTGATTCTGCTGAATTAGTATCTACGTGTGGATGCAAAACAAGACCTTTTGCAAATTTAATCAAAGCAATATTCTCTTTTTGAAAATAATTAATATCTACACCGTAAGTCTCTGTAGCATTTTTGTGAACAACTGCAAATATTTTTTCTAACATACTTAAAATATTTGCTGGTAACTGATCCATTGCAACAGTATAGGCATCCCATGGTTCAAGAATCCACAAACTACGATTCAATACATAATCAAGTAAAACCGCATGCTCTTCTTTAGATAAAACATCTTCTATATATTTTATGTTTTCTACAGAGTTTCCTATTTTTTCAACATTCTTTAAATAGATCTCGTCTTTTTCAGAAGGGTTTTTAATCATGTATCTATTTTACCATATTCTTCAGGCAAGAGTTTTTTTAGTTCTTTATATGCCTCTGATATTTTTTTCATAGAGTTATAATTTGGCTGGGATCTCATAATTTCCCCGTATTCATCAAAATATAATATTTCTGGCTCAATATCAGTAATAAACTTATTTAACACAAATTGAGTATCTTCTATATATTTATATGCTATATCTCTTGAATCTGAAATAAATTTTAAAAATGCCTCAGAAGATTCGTCTTTTTTTATTAAATCTGAAGAAGATAACTCAGAAAGTTTTTTAGACAAAACATTTTTATTTATTTCTGATTGAAGCAATCGTTCTGTTATTAAAGAAATTTTTATATTTAAACGCATATTATTAAATAATACAATAACAAAAAATATAGTAAAAATAAAAAATACAAACCACTCTATCATAGTTCTTTGCCACCTTCACGAACTAATAAAACTATAGCGCCATTATCTTCTAATGCCTTTTTTACACGTATCATATACTCTACTGCAGCAATACGATCCTCAACTGTTAACTTCATAAAGTCTGGCTCACTAGCCTTTACAGTAATAAAATTATTATTATCTACCAATGTAAGGTTAAAGTTTTTAGGTGCGTGAATAGATCTAAAGGCTCTTTTCATTTGATCTGTATACATTATTTTCTACCCCATTGTATATAGTTCCATCCACGCTCATGTGCGTAGTAGATGAATATTTTAACTACCGTTTCCCAAAAGGCAATAGTTACAGAAAGACCAGCATTTCTTGTAATAACATAGGCAACAGCAACAGAGGAAAGCGTTCCCCATATGCGATAACTTAATGCCTTGGCAAAAGATCTAGCCCTAGTTACTGTCATCTTTATCTTTCTTCTTAAACATTGCTGCTACCATTCGGTCTTCAGCATCATTTATTGCTTTTCCTGATTTTTCTAATTGTTTAAATACCCAACTGCTTGCGTTTTTCAGTAGCCGAAATAGCATGAATGTCTGCCCCCAAATCTACTTGTTCAATTTTATATCCTACATCACGACCATATACAATGTTGGTAATGTTAGGTAGTCTTAGTACTAATGCACCATCCATAAATTCATCCTTGGCAATGTATCCCTTTACTTGATCAAAAGTTAATGGATCTTTTTCGCTTGTATTATAGGTATTGCGAACTCCAAGCAAAACTTGCTCTGTTCTCTTCCCTGCCTCTTTATAAAGAGCGTGATGTCCTTCATGCCACGGCTGATATCTGCCCAGCATAAGGGTTGTAGGGGCTGTCCAGTCGTGTAACTGGCAAGCAGCAATGATAAGGTCAGCCTCTTCTTCTATAGTCATGCCAGAAAGGATTCTGATATCGCATGACTCTGGATCTTCCCACATCTTATTTGTATCTTCAAATCTTCCAGACTCAATTCTGTCTACCCAAATCAAAATATCTGGTTTGCCAAATGCTGCACGTGTTAGGTCAGTTGGACATACGAAGTCAACTATTACTGGAGCAATTCCTTGCTTAGCGATAAGCCTTGCCATTTCCCCCATACGCCTTGCTTGTTCAATTCTATCTTCAGGGCTAAAGCCTAGGTCTGAGTTTACTGTTGCACGAACTTCATCAGCATTAAGATGAATAGCGTTAATGCGTTCCTTAAGGGCTTTTGCTAATTCGGTTTTGCCAGAACCAGGTAGTCCAATTATTTGTATAATCATTACTGCTCCATTGTTAGTCGTTGCCAAGTGTTTGCCCAGTCTTCTTTGCTTCTGTGACTGTTAAACTCTTTGGATATTGCACCACCTTCTAGGTATATACCGCCCCAGACGCCCCACTCTTTTCCAGATATCCCAACAGCAAAACACTGCTTGGAAACTGGACATGTAGAACAAAGTTTATCTATTGCTCCTCTTAAATTTTCTTCGTCTTCATATTTTTCAAAAAATATATTTGTGTCGTACTCAAAGCATGAAGCATTATCTTTCCATTTATCTTTATGCATGATTACTCTACAAACTTGTCAGGTAATTCCCATCCATCAGATCCTAATTGAAATCTACGTGTGATGTGCCACTTACCATTTATGTAAGCGCCAAACTTTGATGTTCCGCCTTTTTCAGAAGGATAGGCATGAATAACGTCCCAGCCGTCCCATGAAAGTGATTTGTTGTTTAAGACAACTGTTTCCATTTTTTCTAATTCTTTAATCTTCATGCTGATCTCCCCTTAGTAGTTAAAAATTCCCACATCGACTTTATTAAGTTTTGCTTCGCTAACTAATTTTGACAAACTTTCTTTTTCTTTTGATAAAAAAATAAAGTAGTTAAAATCAGACATGTTTTCTAAAATCCAGTCTGGTGCAACTTTATAAAACTTAATTTTTTTTCCTCTACTCTTCATACTACGTTCTGATAAATTTACAAACTCCATTACCATTGAATTAACTTTTGCTGGTCCTGCTGAGTAAATGTAAAAATACTGGTCATTTTCTTGTAAACCAGAAAGGGCAACCCCAATAGATCGCAAGAAGACATTGTAATCTTCGAAACTATTCGTTCCTTGCACTCCCACTATCATCGTCTAATCCCTCTCGCAATTTATCCATAATAAACAGCATTTTATCTAATTCTACACTATCCATACCTATTGTGTCAACTACCTTTGTCGTTGCTGAGTCCACCCCATTATTATTTATAGATGCCTCGTAAAAAATATTATCTTTAACCCAATATGCCATACCCTCAATTATTATTACTCTAACATTTGTTTTGTTTTTATAAATTGTTGATTGGCACATTTTTTTCTTAATAGTTTTATTTATCATTGTTGGCAAAAGTGGTCGCACTAAATCAAAAATATGACTTTGACTATACCTTACTGTAAGTTTTTGTTTTTTTGTTTCTTCTTTTTTAATAAAAAACATACAAACAATTAAAATAAAGGTAGTAAAAGAGCCAATCAAATATTCCATTTTAACCCCTTAATAATTATACTACCTTTCTTTTTTTAATGCCTTAAGAACTTCTTTTAATGTTATTTTGTTATTTTTTTTAAGTTTTTGCACTTCTTTATTGTCAAATGCTTTTTCTGTCAAACTTACAATTGGGTTGTTGTCAGTAACATCCATGTCAATAAATCCGTATTCCCAAAGTTGCATCATTTCTTGTGAAAAATATAGATTTACCTCATTTTGCAACTCACTTGAAAAATCTTTTAGTTTGTCTGTAAAGGTATAAAGAATTTCCCCAGTCTCCTGATCAATTCCAGAAAACTCTAAACTTCCGTTTAAGATTAACTCCTCAATAAATTTATCTTCTGGCTCCATTTATTTATCCAATATAAAAATTTATTTGCCAGACTTTTTTCTAGCCTTAACAAGTGCATCAAAGTCTTTAACCTTAGTATCTCCTAAGTATCCCCATGCATATCCATCGTTAATCATCATGTCATTTAAGGATACTGTGTCTCCATTAATATATACCCAGCCCAAAATGCGACCATACTTTTCAGATGAGTCCATCTTTTCAGTCTTAATAACAACAGACTTAGCATCCTTTAAAGCCTTCTTTAGGTACTCCTTAGACTCAAGACCAAGAGCCTTTTCTTTAAGATCCTTTGTGCGAGACTCTGGTGTATCAATACCAGCCAATCTTACACGGGATTGAAAAAGAATGTCAAAACCCAAATCAATAAGAACGTCAATGGTATCTCCATCTACTACATTCTCTACTTTTCTTACATAATACTCATACATATTCTGTCCTCTTTTTCTATACGTAGTCTATGTTTAATACAATTCTTAGCAAGTTATCACTTGGTGGGGTTGATGAGTGGAAATAAGATCCATCAAAAACAATACCAGTTCCTGCTTTTGGTGAAACCGTTTCAATTATATCCATACTGCCTTCGTCTGAACCAAACTTTTTATTAAAAAATATAGTATCTCCGTCAGAATCATTTAGATAATAAAGAAAAACATTGTGCTTTATTGGTGTATCAACATGCATAAGGTTGTGATGTCCAGGTTTATTCATTGTTAAAACATTTATTCTGCATCTTAAGATTTTATTGTAAGATATTTTGTGTTTTTTACAAAACTTATCAAAAACCATGGAGTGTTCATTATTGTTTAAATCTCCAATAATCTGAAAGCCACCTTTTGCATTTGGACTATTCATAGCAAGAGGCGTTTCATTAAAAGGAAAAACATTTTGCTCTTTTAGGTAATCTGCTTTAAGTGCTGTTGTAATCCCTTTTAAAAGCCAGTTAATATTATTAGACTTTTCACTATTAAAGATTGTTTTAATAAACAAATCTTGCTCTTCTTTAGACAAAAAATCATTATCTTTTATTAATACTGGACTACCCATTAAGTTTTTTTCTTTCGTCAAGGATTGTTATTGCAAACTTCATCATTTTTTCATATCCTACAGGATTATCCATAACACTATTATAGTGATGACCACAAAACAAAAGATCTCCATTTAAACCAGTTACCTGAACAAGTGCCTCTGCATTGCAGGAATCACATCGATCTAGTGGTGTAAGTGTCCATTGTTCTTTAACGTTATCTTTAGTCATTGTAAACATATTATACCTTCCGATTGTTGCCTATACATAAGTATATCCTAGTATGGCTAGTATGTCAAAGTTAGATATACTTAAGTCTTGATGCTTCTTCAGCAAGGGTAAATGTTATCCTAGATCTTTCATCTACTATTTTATGAAAGTCTTCATATACAACCCCATTGCTATAGTATCTGTAATACTCTCTTCTAAAATGAAAATTACAATAAAAAATACTTTCTGAAATTTTATCCATGTCTTTTATTGCAGTCCAATTTATTTTACCAATAACTAACTTAGTGGGAATAACTTTTACAAAGGCATCAGCAATACATCCCATAGTTTTATTATATGAATTAATTAATGAGCAACTGTGCCCAACGGTTTCTGTAGTTGTTACATTTTGTGCAAATGTTTCTTTTACCTTTTCTGTTTCATCTATTATAAATTCTTGAATATTTTCTCCAGGTTTTAAATATCCATGTTTAATCATATGTACTTCATAGTAGTAATGATAGTCACATAGAAATTTTTTACCGTGTGTTCCCTCTATATAAACAAATGCTGGGGCAGCGCAAGATACCGTGGCATTTTGAGTAACTTTTTGCACTTCTAATATTGATAAAGGCAAGTGCATTTTTGCATCAAATTGTTGACAGATTTGTCCTTTTGGTATGCTTGTTATCATTTTTTCCTATTATCTGTGGAATAAAATCCACTACCGTTAAAAAGTGCTCCTACATTAGAGTATACACGAACTAAAGAAGTATTGCAAGTTTCACACTTATACCCAGGATCTCTATCCTTAATAGATCTTTCCTTGGTATATCTTTGTGCACATGGCATGCAATCGTATTCGTAAACTGCCATGCTTTATTTCTTCTTTGCTTTTACTGTCCAAACTGGAAGGTTAAGTTTATCTCCACGCCACTCATAACCAAGGAGTTTAACAACAAGTTTAATAATTTTAATTCTCATTACTTTACCTTTCTTTCCCATTTTGTTTTTTCTTGTATAATTCCATCTTTGTCTCTGTCTACAGCATTTGGATTAAAGCCTTCGGCAATTTTTTTATTCAGGATATTTTCTTTAATTGTGATAATAGAAATAGACAAAGCCATACCAACGTAAACTAATAATGCTTCTATCATTTTATTTTCTTTCCAAATCTTGCCCACAATCTTTCATGAACAAAGTACCCAAATGCTTCAATAGCAATGTAAAGAATAGCACCAAGACTTGCATATTCCCACTCACCAGTAAAAATATAAATGATTCCAGCAAGAACTACAAGATGAAATGTTTCCCAACTAATTGTTTTAAGTGAAGATTTCTTGGTTGATTCCATTACTTTACCTTGTTTAGCAAAGGAGTGTTTTCTTCTCCAACATATACTGGACGACCCCAACCAACAACACCATTAAGCAACTTCTTCTTATTGTTTTTTACATAACCACGAGTCTTCTCTACGCACATTCCTCCGTTGCGTTGATCTCCCTTTGCAGTTCCTGAAGTATTTCCTTCAATAACTTGAATCGTTCCATCGCCATTGTTCTTTATACAAATACCAACATGAGAAATTCTGTTAACACCATCTTCTGGGAAATCAAAATAAATCCAGTCACCTGGAGTTGGATCATCATTACGTGCATCTGCCCAACGGTTATTCTTTTTAAACCAATCAGATGCTGCGACTGTTGATGCAGACTTTGGATACTTCTTTGGATCTAATCCTGATGTGAATGCACACCAAGAAACAAATGACTGGCACCATGGTTGAAAATTCACTCCAGTCCATTTACCGTACTTTGTTTCATTGTCTTTTGGACCTTCAATGGTTCCAACTTCTTTTTTAGCCACTTCAATAATTGCCTTTAGTGTTCCTTTATCAGCCATTTTATTCCTCCTATAGAATATGTATTAATTATACCAGATTAGCGTGTAATTGTAAAGTTATATGTTTTTTCCCATGCCTGAATGTCTAGTTCATCATTGAGAAGTGGTTGGCCTTTAATATTAAGGCTAGTATTAAGAAGAACTGGCACCCCAGTCTGTAAATAAAATTTATTTAAAGTCCTCCATAGTCCACGATGTTGATATTTATTTACAGTCTGAACTCTTGATGTTCCATCTTTATGCACTACTGATGGTATTTTATCAGGCTGTAAACATTTAACTGTATATTGCATATATGGGGAATCAAAGTCCATATCAAACCATTTGTCTGCACACTCCTCCATAACAACTGGAGCAAATGGCCTAAATAATTCTCTTTGTTTAATTAAATTAACTTTGTCCTTGATTAAAGGATCTCTTGGATCTGCCAAGATACTTCTATTACCCAATGCTCTTGGACCATACTCTGCTCTCCCTGTTGCTACTGCTACGATTCCGTCTTTTAATATACCGTCAACAATTTGCTGAACAGGGTACTCTCCTCCAAGATCATGGCCAAGGTATGGATCTTTCCATTCTAAATGTTTGCCATATAGTGCTGCTGCTGCACCCAAAGAACTTCCAGCATCTCCAGGGTTTGGCATAATCCAAACATCATCAAATATATTCCATAACAAG